GGTATCTCCTTTATATCTTAGGAACGGTCTCATACCATCGTACATACTAGCACCCTTTATGTTACCATATAAAGATGTAGTTTCAAATAAACAAAACTCTGTATTGTATTTCTTGTTCAACATCCTTCGTACTTCATGCGAACAACAAATGGCAGCCAATAACTTACCACCTAGATAATTAAATCCAAATGGTTGTACTGGAACTATATTAAACCCCATGATTGCCCTCTTGTTAAAGATAGGCAAGTCGGGGACACCACCAAGAAAATCATTCCTTGGTTTGGAGTTTATTAACGGTGACCCCAACTTGATAAAACCAACTGCTGTGTTTGTATTCGTTTCTTTCACAATCAGTTTTAATTCTTTGCCTGGCGCTTGGTCTGGTGAAAAAGATGCAGTCATCTCTAGCATCTGGTCAAACACCTCATTGTTCATTTGAACAACTGAAAAATTCATTTCTTCTGGATGCATATCCCAACTCTGAAACATATCATCCTCTACACTCATACCAAAGAGAGGCGGAGGCAATGCCTTCACTCTTTCGATTTTTCTCGCACGAAAGTAATCGTCAATCCTTTCAAACTTTGAAAAGTAATCAACAACTATCTTGCTAGCATATATGGTATCTTCTTTTGATAATATCATGCGACATTCATAAACTCTGGTACATCGCGGTTAGTCCATTTAGCGAAACCTTTTTTCTCTTCTCTGTAATAGGTTCTGTATCCATCAAGAGCGTTGGACTGTTTACAATAATCTGGCATACATTGTGGTGGTTCATTCCAAGAACCATGTGGTATATTCTTTGGTGACTCAGATAACAATTCACGCAACTTGGAATCGGTCATGTGTATTCTACCATACCTGTATGTGTACTCATCACAAAGATTAGTAAACATGTTGTACATGTATTGATACTGAGAATTGTTTTCACGAACCCATATAGCAGATGGGTGATTGATGTGTGACGCTTTGTATAAGACACCATCCATATTAGAATTGTCTAGTCGCCACCGTTTGATTTTCCTACCACTAGATGCGTCAATCCATTGTGTACCATCCAACATTCTGTGGGCGGTAGACAATAACTGAGCATACTCAATAACCATCTTCACGACATGTTTGTCGCAATGCATTTTTACTGATATGGTAGGGGTTTTATGTAAATAAAATATGTTCATAATAAAGAAAACTCCAATTAAACTTTATATAACTACACATTATACGCTATCTGCGGGCAAAAGTCAAGTACTTTTTTCTGCATCTTTCAACTCTGGTATTTTCTCCTTTGCCATCTTCATTGCTTCCTTGTCATCCAGATATTTCGGACGCCTTTTAGGAACCTTCTTATCTTGTTCTGCGTACTGAGCATTATGTTTTTCCGCTTCATCGATTTGTTTTTTCATATACTCTACGAATTCAGCAGAACCCCCATGACCTTCTTCGCCATCTATGATAGATTGCATGTCAATGTTCTGGATGTACTTGTACTTAGTGTCAAGTTGTTTCTTTTCTTTTTGTATCCTTCTTAGAAAAGCATAGTATGTAATCTGCGTGAAGTACGCAAATGGATTCTTTGACTTTTCTGGATTGAAGTTATCAATGTATGTGATACAGTTTTCTATACCATCCAAAATCATTTCTTCTCTGAATGTATAGTTTACGAAATTTGATTTGTATGCGAGGTGGTTTGCAATTTTTACAAAACACTCTCCGATATACTCTGTGACACGCGGTTTATCTTTTCCTTTCTCTGCGGCCTCCAATACCGATTCTCGGTATGCAGTCATAGCAACAAGGAATTCTTTGTTGTTCACATAGTGTCGATTAGTTTCTGATTTCTTATTCATAATGTTGTCCATTCTATAATAAAGTTACGCAAAAGTCAAGCAAAAAAATAAAATATTTTTCTTGACAACTGCCCAAGGTTTCATGTATAATGAGTTGTCGTTTAAGGATAGCTATATCTAATGTAGTATCCTTTTCTTTTTACCTATCAATTCGTCCACCATTTCTTTAAGTGTTTCGTGGTCGAACATATCTTCTTCCTCATCATTTTCAAACTCCTCATCAATTGGTGGCGGGAGGTCGATTGGGTTGTTGAAATACCCATCTTTTAAATTTTCATATCCAGCGTGATACCCTTCACTTAGGGGCGCGATTGCGACTATATTATTTGTATTCACTTCAAAAACAGTTTCGTTAGAAAATGACATCCACGGTCTTATTGAATAAGCTTCAGTTGTCATAGATACTGGCAATCTTAAAATTTCCATAGGATAGTGTAATGTTATCTTACCCAAAATTTCGGATTCTTCAACACTCGCTACTATCTGTAGCCCACTATCAAATACAATTATTTTTGGTTCGTTTGTCATATCTTTCCTTGTGAGTCTAGCTTCACTACTTTGTAATCAAAGGATTCTTCATTATACATTTTAATTCTTTCTAACAGGTGGTTCAGAGTATAATTTTTTCTCTGTTTCCATGAAAGGTCATCACCAATATCAAACAAATTACATTTTGTTTTTATTTCACTTTTCCGAAGTCCTCTTCCAATCGACTGTAGATTTCTAATTCTACTCTTACTTGGAGAGGCAAACACAATATTATTAAGGTTCCTTATATTTATACCTGTAGAAAAGGTTCCGTAACTGGCAATGATGATTGTATTATCAGATTTTTCTGTTAATGACCTAATTTTTTCTCTTTGGTCTGTTTCTGTGCCACCAAATACAAAATGAACTGGGCGGTCTGTCATTTTAGATATTATATCATATAGTTTCTGACCATGTTTTTCTACATACTGATATAATAAAAGAGTATTTCCCTTCTGTGCTACAGTTAGTTTACTTATAATATTATTTCTGCCCGCGTGTCCGACTATAAAATCCATCTCTTCTTTGTAAGGCATCTTAGATACAAGTTTTCTTTCCTCATCTGGATACTCCAACAACATACAGACAATTTTTAAGTCTGCAAGTTCTTTCTTATCCATTAGTTTTTTGGTACTAGTAACCTTATATACCTTACCAAACACACCCTCTAAGACTAATCTATGCGTTTGTGTACCATCTAATGTACCAGTAGTACCTATTCTAAATCTGGCGTTCGTGCATTTATCCATGAGAGTCATCAAAGACTTTGCTTTGAATAGGTGTGCCTCGTCACCGTACACTACATCAAATTCTTCAAACCATTTCTTTGGATACTTGTAGATAGATTGCCATGTTGATATAACAATGTCCGCTTTGTTTGTTTTTTCTTTACCACCGTATATCCTATGACAGTACTTTGATACATCAAAACCATTGTGTGTGGAGTAATCAGCGAAGTCTCCGTACATTTGTTCTACTAAACTGGTAGTAGGGACTACAATAAGTTGTTTTCGTCCTAAGGCGTGATGATATCGCGCCAGATTGTATATTATGAGGGACTTACCACTAGCGGTAGGGGAAAGTAAAAGAGTCCTGCCACCGTTGATTGCATCGAATACAGCGTCTTGTTGATAGTCTCTTATCTGAATAGGTTTCCAGTTACTATGAAGTTTTAATTTACTGGCGAATTCTTTGACCTCATCGCGTGACATCTCCTCGCCAATCTCACCCATCTCCAACTTGACTTCATACTCAAGTTGTTTTGCAAATTCTAATAGGTAAGGCAAAAGACCAACATATAGTTCTCGTCTGGATAGATTGTATAAACGAATCTTCCCATCCCAATGTCGGTTCCTATATGAAGGCATAAATGAGGCGCCAGGCACCTCAAAGGTAAAGAAATCTGATATCTCTTTTGTTATACCCTCATCGGAAGCTTCCACATACATATGCACATGGTCTTTCTGTTTGACAAATATCATAGTAGGCCAGATTGTGTCTTGTTCCATTCAACAGCATTTTTGATGTCCCAAGTCCTCGAATTTAAACTACGCAATACCCTGTCCAAAAAATCTACTGTTGTTTCTAAGTACCAAATTTTATCTTGTTGTTTTATAATATCCCCATCTCCATCTAGTACTGCTCTCATGTCAGATTTGAGTACGGAATTTTTATACCAAGGTTCCCAACCAAGTTGGTCAAGTTCCTCTTTGGATAATTCTCCACGAAAGTATTCTGACTTAACTCTTTCAAGTCTTGCCAAGTCCGCCTGTGCTTTTCTTAATTGTAATTTAAAGTTAGCAAGGTGAGTTACATATTTTGCGTGAAGATTTGGTGTACCTATAGATTCGGCACCAAGGTCAAGTTCATCGATTTTACAATCTTCAGCCCACATATCTTGAAGTTCGTTCAATGTAGCCATAATATATCCTTCAATGTTAAGTTACAGATTTAATATTAAATATCCTATATTTAAAAGATGCAAGTCCAACAAAGTATGGTGAGTCTCCACCAGATATGTCAAAGTCTAATCCACTCAATGCAATTGGAAAAGCATCTTTGAATAAAATTTCTTGATTTGGATTATTGTTAGAGTCGAGTACAAACAAACTCGCGTCACTAACTTGTCCAATTGATTCTTGTTTAGCTGTTCTTTGTCCACCAGTTCTCCATTGTTGAGACTTAACAAACTCAGTAAACTGAGAATGTTTCTCTGGGAACCCTAGTCCAACTAACCAGTTATACAGTTCGATATAGTTTGTCATATCTTCTTGTATTAGGAATCTTATATTTAGGTCACCAAAAGTAATCTTATCGCCTGGAAATGGTATATCCTGTAGCGGTGTAGTTTGTACTGGGAAACCAATAGTCATGTCTGGAATATTTGCACCTTGACAAAAGAACGCGACATTAGGAAGATTATGGACTTGGAACTTAAACCCATTGGGTCTAAGATAGTCAAGTTCCGTCCCCGATTGAGCGGCGAAATTACCTTCTGATACATTTGGTGTTACTGTAAATGCCATGGTTTTAAACCTAAAATGATTAATATTATACTGCTATTTATAACAAATGTCAAGCGAAAAAAAAGGGAGTCTTGCGACTCCCTCTAAAACTGTTGTTTTTACTGGTTGGTTGTCCCAACTCTTATTGTTACATA